CTGCATTGAGCGTTCAACGATTTGACCCCGCCCTGCCGGGCGAAAAACCGGTGCTGAGCTTCGATTTCAGCCTGGAGCTGGCGGCGGATGAAACCATTGCCTCGGTGGTGGGCAGCCAGTGGACGGCCACGGTCGAGAGCGGCACCGACGCCGACCCCGACGCCCGTATCAGTGGCAGCACCACGGTGAGCGGGGCCATTGTCTCGCAGGCGCTGGATTTAACCGTGGCTGGTGTTACCTATCTGCTGGAGTGTGAAATTGTGACCAGTAAACCGCAAACGCTAAAAGGCCGCGGACTGTTAAGGGTGGCTGAATCGTGAGCATGGCGCTGTCTGACCTGGTGGAAAGCCTGCACCTGAGCGTTAACGAACCGGCGCAGCTGTTTAAAAGCCAGGACGAACACGCCGCCATGGAGCGGTTTTTAACCCTGGCCGCCGAAGACTTTGACCGCCGTCGGCCGCTGGTAATGGTGGACACACTCACGCTGGTGGCCGACCAGGCCAACTACCCCGCCCCCAGCGGATTAAAGAGCATTGAATCGACCGACTGGGGCAGCAAAGAGCGCAACCAGTACCCCCGGTGGGATAGCCGCTACCCCGGCCCAGCGCCGCTGCTGCGGCTAAGGCGCACCGGTGCTGGTGTGCGCGAAATCTGGCTAAACCCCGCGCCGACCGCCGCCCAGATTGCCTGCCTGACCAGCACCTTTACCTACACCTACCGCGCCGGCCACAGCCTGAGCGAGACCGCCGACGACACCACCATCCAGCCGGAAGATCGCGGCCTGCTGCTGTTGCGGGCACAGATAGAAATGCTCAAGGAGCTGAGCATGCGCAGCGTGGGCAAGCCGGTAAGCATCCGCGACGGACTCAGCAACGTGGCGCGCAACAGCACCCCGGCGGCGCTCTACCGTGAAATGCTTGACGAATACGAAAAACGCTAACCCTTGCCCCGCACCGGCAAGGGTGTAAAATCAGCGCAAAGGCGACACACAAAGCCGGACACCCGCACAGCGGGTGCCCGGCTTTTTTGGTTTTTGGGATAGTGAAATGGCCATCGAACATTGAGCGCAGCAGTTATAGCAGGAGCGTTTTCGCTGGGGCGGGACCTGATCGCCCGGCTGATTCCCGACCCCGAACAGCGCGCAAAAGCCGAACGCGCCCTGGAACAGATGAAGGAGGACGGCAGCCTGCAGCGCCTCGGCGCCCGCATGAGCGCCATCACCGCCGAGGCCAACAGCGAGGATCCCTGGACCAGCCGAGCCCGGCCCACGTTTTTATATGTGATGTACACCATGATGCTGGCCTCGATCCCCATGGGGTTTTTGCACGCTTACTCGCCCGAAACTGCCACCGCCATTGCCGCCGGCATGAAAGCCTGGCTGGCAGCAATCCCCGAACCCATGTGGGCGCTATTCGGCGCCGGGTACCTGGGTTATGCCTGGAGCCGCACCAAAGACAAACAACACCGGGGGCAGCGTGCAGATCCGCTTTGATAGCAACGCTCCGGAGGTTAAAGCGTTTTTTGATAAAGACGCCGCCGCCGCGCAGGTCGGATTACGCCAGGGCATGGCCCGCGCCGCGCTGGAACTGGCCCGGCAGATGGGCCGCGAACAGCCCAAAGCCACCAGCCAGATGCGCAACGCCACCGGGGTGGAAAAGATCGACCCGGACACCTGGCACGTGGGCACCAGCGTGCGCTGGGGCGTATACACCGATCAGGGCAGTGGCCCCGGCGGCTGGGTGCCCGATGCCGCCATGGATGAATGGCTAAACCTGGCCAACATCACCCCGCACGACCCGGCCATGACCGACGCCGACCTGCGCTACGTGATCCAGCGCAAAATTTACCGCGACGGCACCCCGGCGCAGCCCTGGCGCGCCCCGGCACTAACCAAAATGACCCCGCGCATTGCCCAGCTGGCCAGCGCCAGCGTGCGCAGCGCGGTGATGCAGGCTTAACCCGTGCCAGACACCACCGACAGCCGCCTGGAACTACTCAAAACCAGCCTGCAGGGCGTGGTCGATGCCGCCGGCAGTCATCGCGTGGTGACCCGCGATTTTGCGCCGCTGGAAAACCGCGACCACGACGAACTGCTGAGGGGCGTCTGGTCGCTGGTGGTGGTTGAAGAGGACGAATTTATTGTACTCACCGGCGGGCAGAGCGACGAAGGCGCGATTAACGTGCTGGCCATCGGCCACCTGATGGTTAGAGACGACCAGAAAGGCAGCGACGTGGAAGCCGCCGAGCTGGCCATGGTCGGCGAAATTAAAGACCTGGTTAACAGCGCCCTGCCGGCGGATATTTGCGGCCTGCGGCTGCTTAAATGGCGCGGTAGCGGCCAACTGGCTGCCCCGTTTGGCTGGGTAACCGCCACCCTACGGATACTTTAACCCGACTATTTTAGGAGAACCCCATGGCTCGCAAACCCACCACCAAATCAACCAAAAGCCCGAAACCCGTTAATGCCCCCGCCCCCCAGGGCCAGGGCCCGCGCGATGCCGACGGCAACCCCCTGGTGCGCGGCGTGGCGGTAAAGCCCCCCGCCGGAACTGAACCCGAAACCACCGCCGACTAACCCCGGTACTGACGCCTAACCCGACCCACCCCCGGAGCCGCCACCATGTTGCTTAAAGCCCGCAAAAAGTTTTTACTCGCCAAGACCGAATCCACCTACGGCACCGATTCAGTGCCCACCGGCGGCGCCAACGCCATCGAGACCCGCAACCTGACCATTGAGCCGTTACGGGCCGAGGTGGTGCAGCAGGCGATTGATCGCGGCATTCTCGGCGGCGAGGTGGGGCTGCACGTAGGCATCCACCACGCGCTGGAGTTTGACGTAGGCTTTGCCGCCAGCGGCACCGCCGGCACCGCCCCCGGCTGGGGCCCGCTTATGAAAGCCTGCGGCCACAGCGAAACCATTGTCGCGAGCACCAGCGTGACCTATGCGCCGATCGATGCCAGCATTGAATCACTGAGCATGCGGGTACACCACGACGGCGAGCTGCACAACTTTGTGGGGTGTCGTGGCAGCGTGAGCCTGCAGCTGGACACCGACGGCGTGCCGGTGTGGCAATTTTCGATGATTGGCCTCTACGTGGCCCCCAGCGCGGTATCGGACCCAACGCCGGATATCAGCGCCTTTGTGTCGCCGCTGCCAATCAGCCAAAGCGAGACCACCTTTACCCTGCACAGCTACACCGCCAACGGTAAGAGCTTTAGCTTTGACCAGCAGGGGGCGGTGGAGTACCTGAGCCTGACCGACCAGGAGTCGGTCGAGTTTACCGACCGCAACGCCAGCGGCAGCATTGTGATGGCGCTCCCCGAAATTGGCACCAAAGACTTTTATGCCATTGCGGCGGCCAACACCCTGGGCGCGGCGCAGGTGGTCCACGGCACCACCGGCGGCAACATCATTACTTTTGATTCCGCGCAGTGCCAGGTGCTCAGCCCGAGCCTGAGCGATGAAAAAGGCATTTCAATGCTCAACCTGAACCTGGGCTTTTACCCCACCGCCGCCGGCGGCAACGACTACAGCTGGACGCTCACCTGAGCCGCGCTGACAACCCACCCCAAACCTGAAAGTTACTAAACGAAAAGGAGAGCCGCCCCATGTTTGATTTTGACAAGATAAAAAGCACCTTCGAATGGCCGGTTGAAGTGGCCGTGCCCACCAAAAACGGCGGGTTTGAACGGTGGAAATTTACCGCCGAATTTCACCAGATGGCGATTGAAGAGTTCCGCGAGTTACTCGACAGCGAAGGCTACAGCGACAAAGCCATGGCCGACAAGGTGCTGGCCGGCTGGGGGTCTGACCTAAAAAAAGGCGACGAACCCCTGGAGTACAACGACCAGACCCGGGCCGAGGTGCTAGCCTATATTCCCGCCGCCACCGGTATCGCCAAAGGCTTTATGGAGGCGATGAACGGCGACAAGGCCCGCACAAAAAACTCATAGAGGCGGCGCGCTGGTGGGTGAGCGAGAGCCAGCGACCGCAGCCCGACCCTGAATCCAGCGCCGCCGACATGGCGGCGCTGGGCGTGCCCGACCAGCAGATAGCCGACCACCTGGCCGAGCTGGCCACCCAGCAGGCCGCCCGGCCGCTGTTTGCCGTGTGGCCAACCAACCGCGAGGCGGTGCTGCTGTTTTTGCGGGTTTGTAACCTGTGGCGCTATGCCGGCATGGGGCAGATTGTCGGGCTCGATTACGCCGCCGTAAAAATAGACCTGGACTACGCCGGCATCGCCGTGACCCCGCCCCTGTGGCAAGACCTGCGGGTAATGGAGCGCGCCGCCGTGGGCGCCCTACGGGAGAAAAACTAATAATCTCATTTTGAGGCGCCGGGGCAATGAGGTATAACCATTGGCTTACTGACAGCCAACGGGGGACTGGTTTTGAATAAGCTCTAT